TCCATCTGGACGGTGTCGGCGCTTTGCGTACGCGCGCGCTTTTCTTAAGTTGTGGGGGGGCGCATTCGGAGCGGGTTTTTGGGGAACGGAGGGGGGTGAAAAGAATTTTAGGGGTTAGAGACGTGATTTCAACTTCTTTAAAAAGTTAGACAATCCATTACCTACACTACCAGTCCGTAATTTAAACCCAAGCCATAATAAAGTCAACGCATTAATCCCAAGAGACCACCAGGCCCATCTAGGTATAACCGTCACTGTTTCTACAACAAGCTTATCTTTATGGTCTAAATCAAAGGTAGACCGGAATTCTCGAATAGCAACCTGCTTAATAGAATCAATATTAATCGAGGCTTCTAACTTATTGTCTTTTATCTCTATTTTTAACGCGGCTAAATCGGAGTCAGATGATATGTTGACGTCTGAGGGTAATCCGGTAACGGAGTCACAGAGCTCTTCTATAACAACCTTAGTTTGTAATGGCAAAGTTACAGTCTTAGAAGTATCAATATATATAGTGTCGCGTTTAACTACCGTAGAAGATTCGCTGCTCTTAATAGACTTACAACCCACCACCCAACTTCCGATAAAAAGAAGTGCCGCAAAAAACCAGTATGACCTATTCATGTTAATTCGTACATTACCTCCCAATTCTCATCAAACAATATTCTTTTAGTTCCCTTGTAATCAAGGTGAATAAAGTTCTTAGAATCGTAAAGAGCTATTCTTTTGTATTGTGTTTCTGTGTTTAAGTGAGCAATTAAATCCCACTTATGTTCTTGAAAATTTTCACATGTAATATCAACAGCTCCGAAACCTTCAAAAGTGTGTTGAGAATCACCTGACCGTTTTTTCTTTATTTCATACCACTTAGGTCTGTACCCAGAACGTTTAGAAATAACCAGTTTCAAACCGGAGACTTGGCATACCCTAGCTAACGGGATAAGATGATGCATCAAAATTTTATCCGCTACATCCTGAGGTATTGGGCCTCCGGTTATATTGAAATCGCTTATGTTGAAATGCTCAACTATTTTATTTGTTGCTATCATAGTTTTTGTTTAATTAGGTTTATCAATATGTCTTAAAAGCTCGTCATCTTTTAAGTTCGGTACTTTTAGTATTTGCTCTATTTCCCCTAACATACGACCAGTAAAAACAAGTTCTACTCTTCTTTTCTCCATTTTAGTTAAAGGTTTTTCATCGCTAGTTGAGAAAGATGAAAAAACTAATAAGTCGTTAAATTCATCAATCGGCAATCTTTTTATAAATCCCCATCCAATTTGCTTAATGCCCTCGAGTTTTATGTATTCACCCATTTGACCAACATTAAAATCTGGATGTGATCTCCAAATAAAAATATGGTCCTCCATTTTATGTAACATGTTTACATAACTTTCATCTATTGGAAAACGAGCATAGGGACTAATGTTACCAATACTTAAGTCTGTTTTTGATTGATCAAATATAGCAGTCATATAATTAAAATCTATTTTACCATTCATAACAAACATGATTGTAAATCTGTCTATTCTTGAATCTTTAAAGATTGTTCTTATATATTTTTCTAAAGCGCTAAACCTTTGAAAATCGAACATTTCTTTTATAGTCTTTATTTTAGACTGATATATATTGTCTTTTAATTTGTAGTTTTCTTCGCTTTTCTTGTTTAATTTTGTTTTTAATCCTTTGTTAACATAAGTAACTAATCCAGTTGCTAAAGCCAATACGGCAGCAATAAACGTTGAGTAGTCATCCAGCATTTTCATTTCGAGTCTTGCACTCTCTTTTTAACTAATTTATTATTTGCTCCGCTAGCTAAGAATATGCCAAGCCAATAGTAGCCCTTTGGTGTTTCAGTCACCTCGATACCCATTTCGCTTATTAAAGCAGCCGCCTCTGGTACTATATGCAATGTCAGAACTAGGGCTAAATTCAACATTATACATATAATCCAAAACTTGTGGTTATCTATAAAAAATTTCCTGCTATTAAATTGGAAACCAGGAAAGTTTTTCCATACTTTTACAATCGTGTAGGTAAATCCGGCTAATAAGCCAATTCCCCAGGCTTGTAACACTTCTATAATTAAATCCATAAACTTTAATTTAACCGAGGCCAAGATCAACACCATAATTAATCCAAAACCATAAAGACAAACACTCGACCCCGGTGTTAATAACTATTACTCAGCAACAGGTGGATCATCACTTCCTTTAGTGAAAATCCCCCAAAGCGCGCCAACGGCTAGTATAGCACCTCCTATATTTTCGAGAAGGTTTGTAACCGCTTCGTTTGCTGTAATCGAATCTTCAGGCGTCAACCATCCAAGTGTTACGGCAATAGCTGCAATTGCTGATACTACTCCTAATACTGTGCGTTTTAAATTTTCGCTCATAATAAGGGTTTTAAAGGTTAATAATTATTTTAAGACGTTATCCATTGTGTGCCATCCCAATACTTAAATGTAGCTGAAGCCCATTGTGTACCTGTCCACTTAAATATAGACACATACACCCACTGGCTGCCATTCCAAGCTTGAACCAGTGTCTGTTCTCCAGCTATCCGTAAAGAACCGGCAGCAGTAATTGCCATGGCAACATCCCCAACCAATGGCACTTTTGAACTTAACGCTCCTTGAATAGTGAGGTCCATATTAACGTCACCACCCAACTTTCGAATTATCTTGGTTTCAGCTGAACCGGCTTGTAAATCTAAAATAGCGTTACCAGTTAGATAAACAGTGTTTCCAGTTCCTAAATCACCATTAGTAGATAATTCTAATATAGCATTACCTATTAAACTTAACTTTTGATTTAAACTTCCAGATGCATCCAGTATTAAAGCTGTATCTCCATCAAGAGAATACTTAGTCTTTAATTCAGGCTGATTAGAAATTAAACTTAAGTCAACATTTCCTTGCAGTTGTACATTAGCAGATTGTAATGTTAAATCTCCGCTTGTATCTATTGTCAAGAACGTGTCACCAGTAATAGATACTAATCTAAGTAAATCACCTGCGGATATTAATGATAAATCAACATCTCCAGATAAGCTTCTTCTTAATGATGCTTGAGCCCCAGCTGTTATGTTTATATCGGTATCTCCAGTTAAAGAAACCTTAGCTACAATGTCTCCAGCTGAGTCTACACTTAATGCTGTTGCTCCTTGTAATTGCTTTTTTAAACTCGCGTTAGCGTCTACAGCCATTAATAAATTAACATTACCAGATAATGCTAAAACTTGATAAGCCGTTAAATCTCCTGTTGATATTATACTTAATGGTGTGTCACCTGTTAATTGTAAAACTTGAGCTCCTGGTTCTGTAGCTATATAAAGATCGACTGCATTGTAGAAATCGGTATGGCTTATTAATCCTCCAATCGCTACAAAACCTATTGTAGCATCGCTATAACCTGAGCCTCGTCTTAGTATTTGAAATGTACCACTTGTCCTTGTAAATCCTGTGGCTATTGTCGTATCTTCTGCTACAAAAACCCCATCTTTCCATACTTCTGCATTTGAGGAATCGGTATCAGCAGATATAACACCGCTTGTTGTTACGCTGTAAGGTAATGTATTACTTTCAATAAGCTGATTGTTTCCTGAGCCTGTAGTTAATAAAAGAATAGGAACGCCAGCACTACAACCGAAAGCATTTCCACCGCTTGCACCAACGTTAACCGCTTCCATAGAAGCAAAGGCGTTTTGCGTTCCATAATTAATAGTATTTAATTGGTTAATATTTGTATCGATGTAAGCACTGGTTCCATTCCCTTGCACACCGTTTGTGTTAAAGGTGGGAAAGTTAAATTCTGTGGCTTTGGTTCCGCTTGGGTCTTTCCAATTAATCAGTTTAAAATCTGAGCTTCCCGAGTGCTTAAACCAATAGAAACAATCCAAATCGTACCATACCCCTGTGGATTTCATATCCGCAAGGATGGCGTTTTGGTTCTCCTGCTCCTCAAATGTTGGCAGGGTATATCCCAAAGAACGAGCCTCATCCAATATCGCTTGGTACTCTACCTCAAAATAAGGGTAACGCAGGGAATCTATAATGTCCTGCTCGCTCCCTACTAAGGAAGAAGAAATAATGCTGAATCTGATTTTACCATCGCCCCTAAATGGCCCAGCACCTAAAAAATAAATTGTTTCGTTTTGTAATGCTCCTGAGTTGTGGCTTACAGTCGAATTGTTACCTTCTATGCCATGTATTTGCTGTGTAGCGTTCTCCCTTGATGCTCCGTACAACCCAGCGGTATCAATCGTAAATAATGGGCCTAAAGAACCATCCGAATTAATTTTCGGACGCATTAAAATTGTATCTACAGAAATATTATAATCGCCTCCAGATGAACCACCGTAAATCTCATGCCTGTTTGCTGTTTGCGAAAGGTTGATAATATCAACGTAAATCCCTGCATCGTTTTGCAGGTAATTGGTTCCGTCTGTGCTTAGGTTAAAGTTGCTATTAATACCAGCCCCGTTTGTGTCTACCGCCGAACCAGTTACCCCTTCTTCATCCCAAGTCAAAGGGTCTGTTCCTAGACCTGCAATAGCTCCTTTTGCTCCTGCCGGGTTAATCCAGTTTATGAATTTAAAATCTTGCCCTGGGCTATCACCCTGATAAACAAAAAGGTGGTCGATTGAACTCCACAATCCTTTTTCTTTTAGGTTGCGAACCATCTCGTTGTGTCGGGCTTGCCATGTTGCTGATGGCAAAGTGTAGCCCTGCGTAGTGGCTTCTGTTAGTATGGCTTGGTACTCTGGCTCGAATCCATTTTCGGCTGACATAACAGCCGTGTACATATCGGCTTGGGAGTAATTCCCTCCAATAGCAAAGAATCCTATTATACCATTGAAATCATAAATTGACCCGTTACCTATATGCCATTCGCTATAATCGTCTACGTTGTTTGTTGTGCTTAATCCTGTGCTGGATGGCGAGCCTAAAGTTGCCCCGTCTTTATAGGCTTGTACTTGAGAACCGTCAAAACCACCTCCTAATATTTTACTTGTGTTTTCAGAAAAATCTACAAAAGTATCTACATCCCAATATCTTAAAGAGGTTATTCCCGATGATGCTGTACAGAGAAAAGTTGTTATGCTGGTTGAAACTCCAAATAAAACATCGCCTCCAGCTGCTCCAACTACAGGGTTATCTGTTCCCCTGTTTCCTGTCAAATCCCAAACGGTAAACCCAGAGCCTGTGCTTAGGTGGTTTACAAGTGCTGTTTGGTGTGGAATTACATGGGTGTTGTTTGTATTACCGTAGCCCTCCCAGCCCTCTGCTGTGGTTATTGGTCTACTTAAATAAGTACCGTTATAGGTCGCTTTGGTCGCTGTAGGTGTTGTCCAATCAATACTTTTGAAATCGTCATCGCCAGAATCCCTAAACCAGTAAAACCTATCAAGCGTTGTCCATATCCCTGCTTCCTTTAGGTACTTAACAATATTGTTTTGCTTAATCTGGTCGGCAAGTGTCGGTAAGGTGTAGCCCTGTTGGATGGCTTCGGAAATAACAGCGCTATACTCGCTTTCAAATCCATTATTGGTTACTCCCCTTCCTAAGCTATCTTGGTAGGTTTCAATTACGGTGTAATCATCGGCAACCTCTTGGTCAGTCAGCCCATCTCCAATAGTAGCCATTCCAAGCGTTCTATCTGAATATCCAGATGGCGTTCCTGCGAAATTGTTTGATAAAACAGTTATATTGGAAGATGATATTTCATTTGTACTGCTTGTGTCTGTTGTGTCTACAGTGCCAATTTCTGCTCCGTTATGGTAAAGCCTTGTGTCTGTGTGGCTAATTCTGCTTGAAATCAGATACCCTGTTTGGTTTCCGCCATGAGCAACAGTAGTGCCTGCTCCTTGCAGTAGGTTTTCGTGTGAAAAATTCCAAGATAATTGAAATGCTAAATTAAGCCTAAGTTGTGAAGCATTAAACTCTCCAGCACCTATTTCATATCTGCCATTAGTTGTTGTGCTTGCTATACAATATGCCGAGATATGATTTGTGCCATGCGTTAAATCGGTTGATGGCAATAAATTAGTATCTCCGTACCCTGTAGTTCCATCGCTTGTAGCCCCATTTGAATTGTGGGTTATTGTTCCACTCCAAGTAATAGTAAACTGCGTTGGGTCTTTTAAATTGTATTTGTGAGCATCAGCCGTACCGCCAATAAAAGGATAAATAGCTTTATACTTGCCCCAGGTTCCGTTGGCTTTTAATCCTTTTACAAGGTTATCAATAGCATCCCTTTGTATAATGCTTAACCTATCTCCACCATTTTGGACGGCATCAATAAACGCTATTGCTTCCGCATCGTAGTTTTTTATTTCTTCCTTTAGGCTGACATTATCTATCTCAAATTCATCCCCAGAAGTGCTACCGCCAAAAATTAAATCATTTCCAGAAGCATTATCGCCTGGATAATAACCACCAAACCTTACCGTATATGTTTCAAATGTTCCTGTAACTGCTTGGTCAAATTCCAGATAAAAGCGTTGAGCAACTTGTAGGTTTCCCGTACCCACTGTTTGCCTGGCATCAAATGTTAATACAAATTCCTTTGTATTCCATTCAGCCTGTGGTAAAATATTAGATTGCTCTAATACCCAGTTTGGAAAATCTGAACCAACAGACCCGTTCGCAACAATAGTAGCAATTCCTCCAGATATGGTGCTGCCATTTAATAGCGACCATCCAGCTCCACTATCAAACGCGCCGTTAGTAATTAATTCTGGGCCTAGTGCCATTTAAAAGTGTTTTAAGGTATTGAATTGTAATCAGCTACTTCTTGCGCGTCGCAATTAGCAACTGCTTCAAAAGCCTTTCTTATATTATTTTCGAAGAAGGTCAACACTTGTGCTTGTGTTGCGCCGTCAACCTGAGCCTTTGTAAAAGAAGTGTCTAAATTAATCACAGCAAACATAACTCTGACTAAACTTACCACTACATTACTATTGCCTGTTATTGCTTTAGAGCACAAATTTATCATTTTGTTCTTATAAGCCTCTGCGTCAGGATTAGTAGCTGGGTCTACAAGTTTGGTAGCCCTTAAAAAACTGGTCGCCTCTTGCACAGCGAGCTGCCTAATGACAGCCCGTACATCTAAAACGCCACCCGCTATATTAGTGTTGGCGTAGTCTATTTGTTCAATTATTGTTAATGCCATCTTAATTAGCTGTTGCTGTTAATGCGCCCGCAGCGAATTCAAGTGTTGTGCCAGCGTTTACTAGCCTACTTGTTCCAAGAGCACTGGTTAATAACACGTTACCGCTTGTACTTGCGTCCATAACTGCAAAATGAGTTATAGTTTCACTTCCAGCAGTAGCCTCCGCAAATGCAACTGTTGCTGCATTGCTAATAACATTGCCTGCTCTTGAGAATCCAACCCCTGAACGCGGCACCGCGACTCTTGCATATCCGGTAAAAGTAGCTTCATTAACTTGTGAGCCAGTTTCTCCTGGGTCAGCCGTAAATAATGCAATGTAAAAATTTCCTGGCGTAGCTGCTGCTGGCAACCCGCTAGCATCTCCAATGTTGGCAATCGCTTGATTCAAAAATAAATGGTCAAGGATTTCGCCTTCTAAATAATCAGTCATAACCTTTAATTTTAATTTTTATTTTTAATTAGTATCTATCCAAATATCATTTTCCTCTGGACTATCCGGAGGATTAGGACCTACCGTAATATTGTCATTACCCTTAGGACCTATCAAAAGAACACCACCCCCCCAACTTCCGCTTGCCTTAGGGCCAAATAAAGTTGTAGTAGCTGTGTTAATCCAAAAATCACCATCGTTGCCATCTCCTTCAACAGGGTCTCTTGCTCCTGATCTTATTGAAGTACCGTCGGCTCCTTTGCCTACAGGTATGACATTAACAGTGTATTGATTATCTTCTGTAGTTATTGTTACATTCATAATTCAAAACTTTTTAATCCTTCAATTATAGTCTCAATATTATTGTTATCATAAGTAGCAATAACCTTATATCTATAAACCCCTGGTTGTAATCCAACTGTGGGTTTATTAGCCATCGTGTAAACATTAACCACTTTAGTTATACCATCTCCAACGGTATAAACTAATTCCGGAACAACTCCGAAGTTGGGGTGGGAGAACTCTATTCTAAGGTCGGTTATTACGGCTTCGCCTATTTCAAAGGTAAAGTCATATTTACTTCCTACGAAAGTATCTCCTATCTTTGTTACGCATTCGTAATTTACAAGTGTTTTGCAGCTCATCTTATTGTGTCTGTTTTTGTTCTAAGAGCCCACTTTTTTCCCGATAACAATAAGATACTGTCTCGTTGTAAAATAAGAGTGGAGTCGTTGTTGATGTCCATCCTATTAACGATACTGTAAATCGAGTCTGTGTGAGCATTCGCGAGTTTAACGACATTTTTAGCTATTTTTGTATTTTGAGAATATCTTGGTTCCCAGTGCGTGTACACATTTATAATCCAACATATAGCTACAGCCATAGCTCCGACTGCGCCAAATAAAATTTCTCTAGTCAATTGATTTTTCATCTACATTAAAGTATTTGGTCCAACTCCAGAATTTTCTTCTATCAAGATAAGCTAAATCTCTTTCTTTACTGTTAGCTTCTTTTTCAAACACAATATTTTTATAAGCGTTTGTTGTCCTGGAATTATATCTACCTTTTCCTTTTGTAAATAAGTTCCAAACATAATGCAGTAAATAAACCAAATAGAAAGGTATAACTAACATTTCTAATTGTTGCCTAATATGTATTTGTTCGTGATTGATAAGTGTTTTATGATTCTTATCTCTCTCGTATTCTGTAAGAATAATATATGGAAACAAAGCTATAGCTCTAACTCCAATTAAAATCATCCAGCCCGGCTTTTTAATTACTTTTCCTTTCATAGCTTAAAACGGACATAAATCTTTGTTAGAAATAGTTTCTGTTCCAGCATCCCAATACAATCTGCTTGTACCGTTTGAATACCATCCAGTAGGTCTTGGTGTACAATTGCCATTGTTATCCGTATATAATCCGGTAGTGTTATTTAAAGCTGTGCTTGACCCATATGTTGATGTTAATATAGTTGTATGATTGGCGCAGTTTGAATCTGTTGCGTGATATCTTAAATTAAACTGTTCAACAATAAAAGTCGTGTTACATGAACCCCCTCCGCCACCAATTGATTCGCCGTAAAAATCAGACATAGCTATTCCAATTGTAGGTAAGCTAAAGTCTGTAGCTGCATCAAATAAAGAGTATGCACCTGTTTCTCCAGCTTCGCTTCGAATGTCGCCTATTGATATAGGCCCTGAACTTTGAAGCTGACTAAAAACAAAACATGGAAATAATAACAACAAAAAACCGATTCTTCTCATCTCAGGGCCTTTTTCATTTTATTTAATTTATTTTCTAACTCTTCGATTCTTTCATCTTGAGCCTTAATTGCTTCAATTAATAATGGAACAATTTTATCGTAGTTCACTTGCTTATAACCAGCTGTTGAAGTTCTTACTGCCTCTGGTATTACAGCTTCAACTTCTTGAGCAATTACGCCGATGTCTTTTCCGGACTTACCGCTTATGCTTTCGGCTATTCCTTTCCACTTGTAGCTATACCCGCCTAATTGTTTAACTTTTTCAACAGGATTACGTATTGGCTTAACATTTCGTTTTAATCTTTCATCAGAAGTGGCATAAGCAGTAACATCCCCTCCTGCGTTTATATTTCCTTCAACACCTAATCCTCCGCTAGCTACAACTAAAGCTCCTGTATCTTTTGTGGTTGATGTAGCTATATTAGAAAATGTTATTATATTAGAAAAAGTAATTGCTCCGCTTGCAGAGTCTGTTGCGTCACTTCTTAAAAACTGAGAAGAGGTTACACCGTCAACATCATCTGCTGACAAACCAGAGCCAGAGCCATCATTATAGTTTGTCCATATTTTGTGCCAAGCTGTCCAAGCATTAGTGCCATACTTTGTTCTAAACCAGGCCCCAGCATTACTCTGGGTTGTTGAGTTAGCATAATATGTTTGTAATTGAGTATTATTTGTTCCTGTTTGACTAGATGCTAAAACACCGTACCCATATGCTCCGCTAGGCATATTAGAGCCTGTAGCGTTCGTCGCTAGTCTAACTGCGTTATCGGTAAATGTATCCCAATTTTCTGTACTTACATTTGAATTTTTAATTGACCTATTAAAATCAACGCTATCAAATCCGTCAAATAAATCAGTATCAACCCCAGAACCAGAACCATCGTTTCCTAAAGTTATAACTCTGTTACCGCCTTCATACAAACGAGTCGCGTAAAGATACCCATCGTAATTTAAACGAAATGCAGCTAATGGTGTTGTCGTGCCGCCATAAAACATTCCGTTGCTACGTGTGGTTCCATTGTATCTTAGAGCTCCAACAGTAGTCGAACCAGAAGCAATTGACGTCATGCCAAAAGAAAAATTTCCGGTGAGACTACCGCCGCCTGTAAGGCCCGTGGACGCTGAAATTGTGGTGGAAGATAATGCAAAACTGGCTGAACTTAAATTGTCTAATAAATCAGCATTTAAACCTGAACCAGCCCCATCAACAACATTTATTTGTCCTGACAGGTCATCATAGCTCAATTGGTTATTTGCCATCGTACCGACAATATCTTCAATTTGCTCTTGAGTATAACCTGCTGGCAAAGCATCTACTTCATCTTTTAATTCGTTAATAACGCTTTGTAAGTTTGTGGTGCCTAAAGTTAAATAAGGAACAAAAGATATTTCACTGGCTTCATCTTGCCCTGCTAAACCAGTAGTTAATTCCGTGCTTGTTGCTAAAGCGCTTAAGTCTATAACTGGATTAGTTTGATTAGGTATAGTTAATGTTAAGTTACCAGCTGCATATGAACCTCCAGTTACAAAATCATTACCATCTGAACCACCCGCAACTAAATTACCTATTGCAACGTCTATACCTGCTAAATGTGCTTCAAGGTCACTTGTTAAAGGTGTATAATCAGTAGGTGATAAAGCTATATCAATATCAATACCGTCTGCCGCGCCCGCAAACACCTCCACCCAACTTCCGGAAGCGCGTAAGCGCAAAATGTCGTCAGTGCCAAAGTACAATGTTCCATCACCCCAAAACGCATTCGTAGGAGCTGAGGCTTGTTCTTCAAGTTTTAAAACCGCTGTTGCAGTACCTGATTGTGAATAAGCTAATGCGCCTATTATTAAAGCGCATAATGTTAATAGTTTTTTCATTAAGTGAGTTTTACTTGTTCATTAGTTTTGAAGAATTTAGCTGTATTTGTGTGATCACCTGGAAGCACAATTGTATTATCTAAAACAATGCCTTCTACCCAATGTGACTTATTTGTTGTATCATCTATGAAACCTGAAACATGATCTCCTACTATTAAATTTCCAAAATTAACATTTAACTGTGTTCTTTGAACCCTCCACACGTTTCCACTTGGGTCGGTATAATACGGCGCTAATGCAGCCTCAAGATTTTCAACATCCGCAATAACGTGATTATGAGCTCCAACCGTTTGAGCCGCCATGGACGCTAATAGCGCCTGTAAACTTATTTTTTCAGTATCAATACCAATTGAATTATATAATCCTATATAGGCTGAATCATCATTTTCGCCTATAGTATAATCAGGTAGTTCTCCAATAGTTTGAGCCTTATTAACTATATCGTTAAAAATTCTAATTATATAATTTAATTTTTCATTGGTTGTCATGCTCTAATATTTTTTTTACGTCGTCAGTCAGCTTAACATTTAATCGAATAAACTGTTCCATTTGTTTTAAAACAGAATCTTGAACAGAATCTTTGTGCATTTGTTTTTTTCTCCAGTCTTGAGTATGAACTTCTTCTATCGAATCAGCTATATATTCTCCGTAAAGTTTAACCGGGTCGACTGATTTAACATGCTTTTCAGTTTCATATTTAACTTCAGGCTCTGTAAACAGTCTTTGCTCGTACTTAGCAGCCATATAGGCTAGCCCTAGTAATGTAACAAGAGATAAGCTACTAACTATATTATTTTTTAACCAGTTGTTCATGGCGTTGGCGTGCTTCCTTTTATAAAGTTATTAGGCGTTCTTATAATTACTACATTATCAGTGTCAACTATTGGTACATCAAATGTTATGTCCTCTATTGCTCCTCCATTAACATATTCATCTATATTGCTATAGCTATTTTCGTTAATTAATAAATTAGCCGCAAGTTTTAATAAATTAGTATTTGGAACTTGCTCTAATTCTAACGGCTCAAATTTAGAATACCCTATTCCGTTTATAAATACGTATTCAGAAGATAAAGCCACGGATAATTTTATAGCGATACTTCTTGCCATTGGTTCAAATATAAACCTTTGAACTTCGTTGAGTTTTGATTTAACAACTACAGCTGAAGTATCAGTTATATTTGTTTCAATGTCATCTCTTATTAAATCTTCAATAGCTTCAGCCGGTACTCTAATAAAATGCTGAATATCGTATTTATGAAATATGTCTCTGTTATTAGTGTTAAAATATTTTATAGCTAAAGTGTTTTCATGTTCATCTGCTATATTGATATTTTCACTTTGATAACTAATGGTTCCAAATTCACTGTCAACAAAATTTAATACAACGTCGTACAATCCATTACCATGAGTAATCCAGTCAATATTGAAATCATAAATTTCATAGCTTAAAACATCGTAATAAGAACGTATTGTTCTGGTCAGTGGTCTTATCCCAGAAAAAGGTATATCTGTTAATATAACTTTTCTTTTGATAGAATCAAGATAAAATATATCTAATATCTCTCCAACGCCAGAACCTGCAATTTCTATTTTCGCTCCTATTTTAGCGAATTCAGGAAGATTTCCATTTAGATCAAATGGGTCTAATTGGTTGTCGTTAATATCGTAATAAAATCCAGAGGTGAAATAAATAATTGATTTGTTGTAGGTGTAAGATTGTACAACACCATCCATTGCGGTAAACTTATTAATGTTATCTGTCCGCTTATTTATCGTTATAGCCTCTTCTGTCCCGTCACTTTTTCTAACGACTCCTGATACACTATCCCAGGAAGATTTGAATTGAATCTTTATTGAGTCATTATTTTGAAATAAAATCTCATTGCAATAAAGATAAGCAAAATTTCGTTCATGTGAAAGCAAATTTGCAACATTTTTAAATGTATTTATGTTGTCAATTGTTTCTCTCTTAACAAATGAAATTGAATTAGCATTTGAAATTTGAATTACATTTTTTTTATCGGTTACCGAAGTTGGGGTTTCGGTTATTGTGAATTGTTTCGTGACTACGCATCCAAGTTCGTTACTTCCATAAAGGTCTTTTATGTAAAGAGTATATGTCTGCGCAGTTAATCCATCAAACGTGGCGCTTGTTTGCCAATCAACGTTATTTATAGAATATTGCTTAACTAAGTCAGATGGCTCGTTATCTTTTATTATAGCTGAACTACCGGAGAAATCAGATATTTCTTTTATGCTGAAATTATCAGCGTTCAATGTTTCAACTTGTAGGAAACCAGATGATGGGAATTTAACCTGTTCTCCGTTAGAGTCTTCAAGTATAATCGTGTAAGCTGTGCCTCTACTTAATGTTTCCGAATAAGTTGAAGTTGGAGTTATAACATTTGAAACTCCATTTGTAATTATTTTTACAAAGTCTCTGTTTGTAGTTATGTCTAAATTAAAATGCGTGCACTCTTGCGTGGGCGCAGTAGTTATAGAGGAGCTATTTATTCTAAGTACTGGTGACTCAACAGTGTTGTTGATTACTATTGATTCTTGCCCAGCAACAACGTCTGTAAATATAGCGTCTTCAGTTGTCGAGTTTACCGTTAACACTGTTCCAACAAGGCTAATTAAAAATTGACCCTGTCTTGAATAATCATCGGCAAGTGTTTGTCTAAATTGATTTGCCGCATGAGTTCCGCCGCTTAAAACACCATCTCTATAATTGCTGTCTGGATATATTAAACCTAATGCTCCAAGATCTTCTTCCGCGTCTCTGAACCTGTTTGTATATTTAAACCAGTATGTTGCAATTACATTACCAGTTCCTGATTTTAAAGTAAACTGTACAACATCATCTATTCTCGACGCTACATCAGGAAATGTTATTTGAATATTTGAGAATCCCATCTTATAAATCGTTATCGTTTGCTAATATAAATTCAAACTCGTTAGTACTTAATTTTAAACTAGTTAAATAGCCTCTTTTTGTTTTTCCGTAAATATCTGTCCACTGAAATTTAAAGTAATAATTTGGAACCATTATCTTTTGACCTTCCCAATCTATTTCGCTTTTGTCTTTAATAGTCTCGATTAATTCAGGGGTGACAGCGTATTTAAAAGATACTCTAATTGGTAAAGTTCTTGGCCTTGGCAAATCTTTTATTAAAACAGGGTCGCCTTCAAATCTTAATTTATCACCAATAAAATTCATTCCAAGAGTTTTGTTAGCTTCGGAACTATTAACATCAAGATATTTGTTTCTGTTAACGTCTTCATCCATGCCAGCTCTTATAATCCATCCATGCCTTAAAAGCATTCTTAACGGTGTAAACAAAAAGCTTTTAAAATCTTCGTTGTAGCTTAATCCCCTTGGAGCAGATAATAAACGGTCTTCCCAACTTAACTGCAAAAAAGTACCATCGCCTTTTCTTTTTAAATCTAAAAGCCAGATATGCTCGTCTTGACTTGTATCTTCATCAGGATATAAGCTAGCTGGTTTACGTCTTATTATTTCAGAACCAATATCGTCAGCTCTAACTGAAGAAATTTTTCTGTATTTCTTTTTGTTTTTGTTTATAGGAGTTGTCCAATTTGTTTTAACATTTGGTTCATCTAATCCAAGAGTATCATTATAGTCGCCTCCTTTTTCATATCCTATTTCAAGTGAGCTAAAATAATCATCTTTAATTACTGATTCAGAATACTCAGATACTTCGCCGTCAAATAATACTTTTACTTTATTTTGATAGAAGTACTTTAAGTCTTCTATTACTATTGTTTTCTTACCGTCAATTCTTTCTATACCAAGACCAGTATTAAAAACAGCATTTAATGATTTAATAACGTCCTCCATTGAAAGCTTCATAGACTTATATAGGTTATATTGATCTGAAAATTGCCTTATCCAAAATCCAGATATTAAACCTACTAAACCATACTTGCCGTCTTTAGTATATCCATCCTCTACTCTTCCAAAAGTGTGTGATTTAAATAGTCCACTTTCTCCTGTTGCTATAAGCGAAAGTCTATCCATTACATCGTGAACAAAAAGAAAATCACAATTTTCACTTGGCGCTTTTTCAGACTCAGAACTAACATTTAAAGTAAATTCATTTACATTTGCAATAGCTCTTGGTTCAGCGAAAGCGTTCCCGTCTAACATAGTAAATCCTAAAACATAACCTTCATTATACGCTACTTCAGGAAAATAAAATTCTCCTTCAGCAAATAAATTCACTTTGTTAACAGAATCAATACCTGCTAATATTTCTTTTATATCTACAGTATATTCAACCTCATATTCCGGTATCGCTAACTCACTATTATACACGTATTTCATTAAAACCAGTTTTACAGGTCTTACGCCATATCTGGCTTCATTCATAAAAAAATCAGCGTTAACTCTATATGAAACTTTTACTTTTAAAACAGTATCAACATCAACGTTTGGGTCTGTTGAATCAACAAAAAACATTTTAGAAGCTGGGTCAGCGTTTGGGTCAGCAGTGTCTGGTGTAGATATTCTGTCGTTAGTATCTGTCAACATTTCTAAAACTGGCGCCTGAACATTGTTTTCAGCTATAACCATTTGTTGATATTCACCATTACTTCTGGACCAATAATTAGGTGGCCCTTCATCATGCTGATCGTCTATTTTAACGTTCATTCTTGTTGCAGTAGCAAGCAGAACACCTTTTATTTGTGTCTTATCAGTTACAAGCGTAGGAATTACGTTTCCTTCAATGTCCGTCCTTCTTTCAAGTTCAAAGTCATCATCTTTTCTAGTCTTAATTAATTCTTCCAGCTGATTAGAATTAAACCTTACAGTTAATATACCTTCAGCATCTTTGTAAGTAGAATAATCAACTATTCCCGTAAATTCTAAGCTCCATTGAACTGTTCCGTTTATGTCTCTAAGTTCGTAGCGTCTTAATTGAAGATTAGAGTTTAATCCTAAGGCTTTAAAGTCGTTTATTATGTATTCTCTAGCTGCCTTAAAAAATCCAAGCTCACCACTAAATGAAGTAAGTATACCGTGATAATCCCTATGCCTCGTATATTCTATCTGATCTTCAGCCCAACCAAGTGGCTCATAAGGCAATAGCAAGTCAGATGCAATACTTGAAGATAAAGCATATCTCACATAATTTGTTGGCTGTAAATTAGTATCTATCATTTATGTCCATCTTGATTGAGAGTCTCTGTATCGATCATCTCTTATTACGTTGCGAACAGTTATATTGTTTTTTAGCTTAGTTTTATTTAAAGCTCTTGAAAACGATTCTGTTAAGTCTTGCATTTCACCATGCTTTCTTTGAGCATTAATATTTTTTATTTTAAATATGCTCGAGCGACTAACCATGTCTTCGTAATCCTTGTATACCGTATCACCTTTTTTCAAGGCTACAACAGCGTTTTTTCTGTCAGTAGATAATATTCTTCCATTACGCTCAACGTACTCTTTAAATCCACCGTCATTAATCATTGCAACTTGATCTTTACTAAGGTTATCAACACCTTTGCGATACTGTGGTATAGGAGCTGAAAGAACCGCTGCTATTTGAGCCGCTCCTAAAGCCGACATAACTCCAGTCATAATTGCTGCTGTTGCACCAAAATCTACTTTCGGAAAGTCAGCCCATATACCTACAATTGCTCTTGCGGTATTAATCATGATATCCGCCACTGCAAATTTCTTTTTCGCTTTAGCCGCTTTCTGCTCTTCTTTTAATCTATCTCTTTCAAGCTTTTTAAGTCTATCTTCTTTATTCCTTTCAAGAGTTTTTTGCTGTTCCTCATTATCTTCAGCTAAAGCTATAAGTCTATCATACTTATCTTCTTCAGCGCGTATTTCTGCATTTATATTTTCTATACGCCTATCAAATTGAGCGTCGATTATATCTCCTATAGCTCTTGAAAATTGCCTTGTTATTTGAAGAACTTCATCCCAAACGTCTTCCCAATTATCAACATCAACCGGTGTAGTTATTTTACCAGCTTCAAGTTTATCTATTTGTTGTAGTAAAGAATTTATGTACTCTTCATTGGCTTGGCCAGACGCTCTTAAAGTTTCTATTTGAGCATTTAGCTGTTCAATCTGAAGGTCTATAATAGCATTTACCTTTTCTCTTTCAGCATCTACTAATTCAATATTCAGTCGCTTTTCATCTTCAGCTCCTTTTGCTGATGCTTCAAAAGTCTTTTTAGCTAAGGCTATCCTTTTGTCAAATACATTTTCAACAGCAGCTAGTTGCCTGCTTTGACCAACGCTTTCAGTTGTATCAGAAGCTTTTTCAATAAAGTCGTCATTTATCTTTATTAAGTCATTACTTAATTTTACAGCTTCAAGCCTAATAAAATCATTCTTCTCTTTTTCAAGACCTTCTATTTGAGCAATACCCTTAGCCCTGGCTACAGTGCCTTTTTCTATTGACGCTTCAATAGACGCTATCTCGCTTGCTAATTTATCTTCAGCATCATTTACTTGAATTTTAAATTCATTACGCCTTGCCTCTGTTTCAAGTTTAGCTGATTTTTTAAGAGCTGCTAACCTAACGTCTAAATCTAAAGTTTCATCTCCAAAAACAGACAGGTTTTTATCTGCAACAAATTTTTGTATTTCAATAACAGTTTGTAGCCAATAATCTTTCAATCGACGTAACCTTCGTTGCGTGACCTTAACTTCAGTCTCGGGAAGAACAGAAACATTACTATTCTCCACCAACTTTCGCCATACGTTGTATTCTGCTGCCGCTTGAGAATAAATAGCTCGAGCTTTATCTAAATCATCTTGATTAATTCCAAGAGCGCTTGAAATTCTTTCGCCGGTTTTTACAGCTTCAAAATCAGCATAGTAATCATCATAAATTCGTTTTGCTTCAAGATATTCAGTATATACTATATCAATTCTTTGTTCTGCATTTACTTTCATTCTCGCAACAACTTTCTTCTCTTTTTCTGCTCGTATGCGCGCTATTTCATCTATTCCGTTTGAGATTATTATCCTTTCTTCTCCTACAGCGGTTTTAAGCCTTTCAAAATAATCGTCTTCAAGTTTTTTAAGTTGTCTCTCTTGTTGATCAACCGGACTTAATTTATCTATGTATTCACGAGTACTTGTCTCTAAAGCTTTTTTAAAGGATTCTTCATCAACACTTATTCTAACCCGCATTTCTTGCTCTTCCGTTTGGAGCATTCTGTCCCAGTCTTCAAGTATTTGATTTGTATAATCTAAGAAACCTCCAAAGACTCTTTTAATTACACTATCACCTTCAGATATATTTTTAATAAAAGTTTGCCAACTAGCGGTTAGTCTATTTTGTTTGGCTATTAAAGTTTCAATACGTCCTTCATTTTCAATTCCGTATGCTCTTTCAACAGCTTGAGCAAAATCAGGTAATACTTCAGCAGAAAGTACTTCACCTTTTTTAAGCATTTTATCTAACTCAGGGATTGTTACTCCAATAGATGCCGCCATGATACCCATTGCGCCTGGCAATCTTTCACCTAACTGACGACGTAATTCCTCTGTTGTTATCTTTCCTTTAGATAACATTTGTTCAAGAGCTAAATAAACACTGGTAAGCTCATCTGTATTTAAACCGAGTACAGCCGAAGCCTTTGTCATCGATTCAAATATGTTTTCAGTTTCGCGTAATGCTAAACCTGATTCTTGAGCAGCAGCTAAAAACCTTGACCAACGTGTTGTAGTGGTGACTAATTCAACACCGTAAGCTTTTGTTATTCTTAAAAGAAATCTTTGTGAATTCTCAAAGTTAAGCTGGCTTTTCGTTACTTTTTCTAACGTAAAAGCAAGAGAGTCAAATGTCTTAACTGTGGTAAATATGTTTTTACCTAGGGCTAACATTTGTTGCCCAATAGCTAATATTCCACCTGCTTTAAGAAGATTAAGTATACTAGCTGAAAACCCAGAAAAGGCCTTACCTCCTCTTTTAGTTGCTTTTGCGGCTCTATCCTGGGCTTTGATCGCATCATCCAAAGCTTTTCTAAGCTCTTTTAATTTTTTCTTATTTGATTCAATTGCGGCGTTTTGATCTCTTACAATCGCTTTCAAATAATTCATTTTATTACCAAGCTCTCCAACTTTTACTCTTACTCTTTTTATGCTGTTCTCCATCTTTTTAAAGTTGGCAGCAGTAGTTGAGCCCATTGTAGAAGATGCTTTTTTAAGGGCATTTAACTCAGCGGCTAAATTCCTGATTTCAGCAAGAGCCTCTTTCGCATTTATGTTTAACTTAGCCATTCCTTTTTATTGTTTTATTTTTTTGATCTAAAGCTTTAGTCCAAAAAACATATCTTTTAATACTGTCTTTATAAATATTTATTTTATAACTTAACGGTATTCCAATTTCTAAATTGATTATTGATTCTTCGAGATCGAAAGTTGGGGGTGCGTCGTCTTTCTTTTTTCCAAACCTATTTTTGAAGTTAGCTTTCTTTATGTTGATCTGGTTTTTTATCCCGACCAGGTTTTTTATAATTCTATCAAGTTGAGGGTTAATTTTATCTTCAGGATTTACTTTCCAATTCCAATCTGCTAAAGCCATAAATATCTCTATAGCTTCAAATTCATTGTACATTGATATTAATTCCTTGGTCATGTGATACCTGGCTTCTAAATAATCAATATCTAATCTGCTCCTGTACTCTTGCATTAACTTTCTATTGTCAGTTAATCCATTGTACTCATTCATTATATCTATTAATGTTTGAGCTAGATGTTCTTCCTCAAAGTCAGCTGGGTCATCACCGTCTTCAAGAAGCAGTTTAAAATCCCGCGTCTTTATGACTTCAAAAAAATTGTATATAGGTATTTCAGAACAATTTTTATACATTATTTTAAATTAACCGTAAATATCAATGTCAGTCAGAGAACCTGCTGAACCTGTTCCTGCTCCTAGATTATCGATATAAGCATCTAGTTCAGGGTCTATAATCTCGTTGATTATAAAGTCTTTTTCTTGTTTAGTGAAGAAAAAAATTGCTTCACCATATTTGTCAAGCAAGGCTGTTGCCTTTTCATCGCTAGAATTTAATAACAAGTTATATCCTTCTAACTCGAGAAACAAACTGCTGTAGAATAAGCCTGTGTCTCTAAGGGTTACGTGCGAAGCTATCTGCCCTTTTTCCCTTTTAGTTTCTATAGTTGATCTTGAATATGTTGGCACTATTTCATTGCCATCACCGTCAACACCGTATCTATAAAGCCGAGTCCGAACTAACCCAACTATTTTTTTCTCATTCTTTTTAACTATCTTAGTCAAAACATCTGGTAGCCTTTGTCCGAATTGCTGTAGGTCCAGTATGTATTTTGTAAGACTCATTTTTAAAAAAGGCCTAGCCATAAAACCAGGCCTTTCAACTAACTAACTAATTCAAAAATTACGCCGCCGTAACGGTGTTATCGTTGCTCGCTCTGTAAAGTACGTCTGCAGAAACAGCTACTAAAGAGTTTGCTGTACCATCAAAGTGCTCAACTTTAACTACGTCATTCGTAGATATTGCAGCAGAAATAGTTATCTGGTAATTACCAGGCGTTCCTTCTACTACGCCAGATATGGTTGCAGATGAACCATTGACTGTTACTACAAAATCAGTTTGGTCAAGACCTTCAACGATGGTGTTCCTATCAGATGCCAGCTTAACAGCGACATCAATAACTGTATCTGTATTTGCAGGCGCTGCGTTGTAAGTTATTTCGGTTCCGTTTACAACTGGAACTTCACTTGGAGAGAAATCTAAATCTTCAACGTGAAGGATTTCGTAACCTGTGTCCCATTGTATTCTATCGATAAATTGAACCATTATTGATTTAGATTCAGCATCCCCTCCTTCAACTTTACGTTGAGTTAGTTCAGGCGTGGTGTGACCCGCAGTGAACCCTTGGAAATTTCCGTCTGAATCTTTTACCAACATCCAGTTACCGTCTGTATCACCTAAGATATAATCGTAACTCTTGAAAGACTCGAGTTTGGCCATCTCTCGATAAAACTCATGCCCTTCTTCAAAAGTCAATTTATACTCAGGAAGACCCTTTACATTCAAACGCTTAATTCCCCTTGCGTTTGTAGAGTATGAATCTTCACTCGACAAATCTTCAAAACCTGTTGCATCAATAAGAGGCACCGCAATACCTCTTTGCACTAAGTCAAGAAGATAAGCCTTGTTGAATGTATCGCTAGCCTGGATTTTGGTTCCCCGTTGTAATCCAAGCAAATGCGCTGGACTTCCAAAAAGAGACAAACAACCCAGTTTCCCGGTATTTGCTCCTCCTGAAGTACCACTACATGCTTTCTTACTTGCTATTTGTGAAATCATTTTTATTTAATTTTATTGTGTTTGATTAAACTATTGTACACCGCTTCGCTGTAAGTAATAAATTTACTCCCAAGCTTATATGCTTTTGGCTTTTTAGTTCCAATCACAAGCTCTGGCACTATTACTTCACCAACGAACCTTTTTTTCTTTTTACTCATCTTAATTAGTTTTTATGCTCCTTAAACATGAATCATTTACGTCTAAGTTCCAAACTGTTTTTAAAGCATCCCATCTGTCTGGTAATTTGTCCGCATCTGCGTCATATAAATCACCTGAGTAGTTGGCAAACTTTATTATTTCAACTGACTCTTGAACTGAAATTGTGTTAGCCTTTCTAAAGTAATTAAATACATTGTCATAAAGAGGAAATAAAACCTTTTTAAAAGTTGTATCTATTCTGGCTTTATTAGCCATTGCTTTAGAAGTATTTACTGCTAATATTAAAGTCAAATCAGTAATCAATACACGTTTAGACCTAGTCATATGCTTTTCAACATATGGATATAAAAGCCAAATCAATGGGTAAGGATTGAACCCGTGAGCTTCTGCTTTACTTAAAAAGGTTTTTAAATCCTTTTTTGTACCATATCTAAATATCGGCTTATAAGTTGTAGACCCAACAGTATATGACATCTCTGGTAAAAGTTCAAGAACTTCTTTTAATCTGTCTTCTACTACTATCATCAAATTCCAAATTTATTCATAAGCTCCCATTTTTGTCCGTTAAATCCAGGGTAATAATCTTCGCTTATGTCATTCATATCTTTGATGAACTTATAAAGAGTAACTCTATCGTTACCTTGATAATAGTCATAACCTACATAGCCGGTTTTATCATGATAAACAAGCTCTCGGGTTGTTCCTTTACCTTGTACTAAAGTCACAAAGTTATTCCAAGCCTCTACAGCTCTATTCGAAATACTAGCATACATGTCGTCATTAACGGGCTTTTCAGAGGCCGATGCGACATTTGCCATATCTAAGTACCTTTTCCTTTCATGGAAAAAATAAACATAGTATGCCAAAAAACTTTGATTATATATATTCGCAGTTTTGTACCTAATACCTCTCCAGGTTATATTGCTGTCGCCGCCGCTCGGTGTATACTTGTGACCATTTAATAAACGGTCCCATTTTGTATCGGATGCTTCTTTTAGCCCATTAGCCCTTGTAATGTCTAATTCAGCTATCAGCAATTCATAGAGCCGTTCTCCTAAACATTTGAATAAGCATTCATCAACAAGCTTGTCTCTTAAAACAGGGAAATGATTTCCCGAGTCTACCACTTCATCTGTAATAGAGGGCTTTGCTTGAGGTATATAAATATCTCCTACAAAATAAGCGTTGTTAATTATCATGCTAATCAATTAATGTTTTTAGAGACTGGCTTTTTTTGGAACATACTTTTCGTGCTTCTTCACAACTTTGGCGACCTTAAGCCTTTCCACGACTGCATGAACAGTTGATTCGTGATAAACAGCTTTTTCGCCTTTTTTGTGTGCACCGTGATTTTTAATAAATTCTACTTCAACCCAAGGGGTTGGCTTTTCCGCTTTCGCCATGATTATATAAATTTAAGGATTAATTACTAATTAAGGAGCTTCGATTGCAGCGACTACAGTTGCAATAGTATCATACACAAATGCCGCTTGATCTAAGTTCTTAACGTACTGGAAGTACCTTGACTCACCAACCATTGTGAATTGGTTAGTAGTAAACTGATCGTTAATCCATCCAATTCTCACGGAGAAAGGAACGTAATTAACAATGTTGTACTTGCTCATGTCAGCAACAAAAATCTGCCCTGCAGGAATTTTTGCCCAGGGACGAATTGTTACCCCTCCAATGTTAACAGAGTTGAACAGGCTTGCTTGAGGGTACAGAGGCAATCCATTCGCGTCTTTAGCAGACTGGAATTGTAAGAAAAAGTCAATTGGGCTAATCATTACTACGTTTGGCATGTAATGTGCCTCGTCAGTAAAGTTTGCAGTTGTGTAAATGTCAGTGATGATAGCGTTAACTACATCCATGAAATTACTTGCTCCAGATGCAAAAGCATTGGCCATTGAACCCGCTACAAAAGTACGTCCGTAAACGGTTGCTCCTGTTGGGTTGTTTCCAGTACCATCTCCAAAGAAAACTCCGTTAACTTTGAAAAGATCGTGCTTCTTGCGAAGGAATTCACGTGCAACAGACTCCATCCTTGCGTAGTCAGTCACGGCTTCTTCTGTCAAGATTTCATGCGCAGCAGCTTTCCTTGGCGTCAGGTAGCGAGTTTCCCATCTGAAATCAATCAGAGGTTTCGCGCCTGCTTCTGCTACGAATGCGTAATCACCTTCTTTCGGAAGCATTTCCGTATAGGCAATTGCGGCCTGGCTTGTGTTTGTTACAGTACAAAGGCTCAATAAAGAATTATCATCCCGTAGGTTGAAACTTCCTAGTTGAGCATTCATAACTTGAGGCGCAGCAGTACCAGGCTCAGTTCCGCTTGCAGTGGTTACAGCCGCAGGGGCTTTTTCTGCAAATGGATTGAATTCGATTTCACCTGCTCCAGCTTTGTAAATCTTCGAAATTTCATCTTTGTTCTCCCAAAGGAAAGACGCGAACTCTTGTTCGTAGGTCTTCATAACCTTTGCTTCCTGGGCGTCAATGAAATTCTGAAGTGCTAGTCCCTGGTCTTCAACAGCCTTGATAGCTTTCTGAAGCTCATCTTTCGAGGCTCCTGAATCTTGAAGACTTTTCAATTCTGCTTGAACGTCCTTGAATTTTTGATCAAGCATGTTTTTGATTTGCTCTTCGTTCATTTTCGTTTTTGTTAAATTAATAATTTACCTATTAAACTGTGATAGTGCTATCGCGGCTATCTAATGAGTGTAGTGTTTAAAACGGCTACTCGCCTAACAACCAGTTCTTAATTGCTTCAGCCTCAATATCTTTTGTAACTTCATTGGCAACAACTTCAATACTTTTTACGGATTGAGTAGGTGTAATAAAATTGGAACCCATTGGGACAGCTGAACCTTCAATGGCTTTAGCTTCTGTTACTGCCCAAAAATATTTTGTTCGCTCTAAATCAGCTTTGTTAACAACCAACGGAGCGTATTTATCCCATTGTTCTTTTTCTTCCGGGTAATCTTCATCGTTTACGCATGTTACTATTTTAACGTAACGCATGCCAACACTGTGATTATCAACATTGCCTTTAGCATACTGCTTAAACATAAATTGATTACGTTCTTTTCTTACCTTAGATTCAAATACCAATGCTTGGGTTTTACCTTCAGCATCGTATCCAAGTTCTTTCCAGCTGTATTCTTTTGTATAAGCTTTTAAATCTTCTTTGTCTGAGATTATTGAATCAAAACTCATTTGGTGCTCCTTAAGATGCTTGAGTCTTTTGTTCTCAGATAATGATTTATCCCAAAGACCATTTATATGTACATCTTTATGAGAGTCAAGAACATTGGTCGTGTTTATAACTGCAACAACATCAATAGAATCTTTTGACAACAAATCTTCTTCTTGATTTTTATTCGCCCCAACTTTCATAGTTACAGGCGATACAAAAGCAGCAAAGCCATCAGCTTTTTTAAAACACTGCTTTTTGGCGTATACTATATCTTCTTTATTACTTACTATATAGTCAAGTAATTCTTTTTCGCTGTCAAATTTTGGTAAACTAAACTCCATAATGCTTTCTTATTACTTCATTGTTCCGTAACTGATTCTCACGTTTCTCCCTACCCAACTTCAGATTTTCTTTATCCGACTTTGTTAAGGAAGGAGCTCCAATCTTTTTCTTCTTCTTCTGTTCCATTTGAGTTGTCATTATTTTCACTGTTTTGAGCTTGCAACATTTCCCCTAATTCAATAGTAGGGTCAAAGCCACTCATTTCAAGCGCTATTTCTTTTGGAACTCCAACACTTAGAAGGGCTCTTAAAGAATCCGCTTGTTTTTTAACTACATCATAACGCTCAAGTCTGATAAACTGCATAATTGGCAAATGCTCATACGAACCTTTCAATATAATTCCTGAATCTTGAAAGTGTTTATTAAAAACAGCGGTCATGTTATTCAAGAATGATTGCATTTCGTTTTGAACATAAGACACCATAGACTCCTTAAAGTTGTTATAAGTAGTCTTTTTAGCTTCTAAGGACAAAATGTCTTTTGGAATGTGTAATGCAGTGTAGATAATGTTACCGTCTACTTTTGTACTTTCGTCAAGACCTAAATCTCGAAGAGCAATGTGCAAGGATTTCCACTCTAAATTTGCTTTAGTAACTATACCTCTTTTACGAGAATGAGAAAGCCCTACTTGTCTATTGAAAATTCTTTCGACTTGTTTCTTCTCTTCTGGGTTCAAAGGGTATCCATCTTTCTTTGCGGAAATCATCTCTTTGCCATTACTTTTTAGAATAATGTTTTTTGCTATAAGACTATCAACTGTGTTGACGAGTGTTTGCCTTAAGCCATCTATTCTACTGGCACACGTAAATGGATTTTGTTTTGTTCCGTTAGCTAAATCATAAAAAAACATTAAGTCTTTTATCTTATAACGGATATTTTCGCCTTTTTCATCATAGACAATACTTAAATTCATTACTGTCTTTGAATTCTTTTTGAAAGGACTTTTTATGAATTCCTCTGGCCACTTGATTAAATCTTTGTTTAATACATAAAGCGCTTTTGGCTCGCTGAAGCCTATAATTTTTTGCTTGGCTACAATTGCTACGCCCTGAGCTATCTGCATAAACATCAAGGTCTCCAGGAAATCTTCTTTGGTCTGGTAAGGATTGGGATTGTTAAGTAACTTTGTCAAAAAGTCACCTCTTTTGCGTTGTTCGCCTCTAAGATTTTCAGTAAAAAACTCAGCTTGCGAAAATAATTTGGATACGAATAATATCGCAGGAGTGAGTATTGGATGATTTTCTGCTAACTCTAAATTGGTTAGTGAACCTACCCAATTTTCAGCGGAAGTGATGTCATACATGTTATCCCCTGCTTCATTCCTGGTCCATACTGGCCACGTGAATCTTGGTATGGTTAATCTCATAATAACAAATGTAGCAAAAAAAAATTATATATAAAAAGAAATTATGATATTTTTTATCATTTAAACTTGTATACCTAAATACTTAACAAGATAAGTAATTACATAGCGTAGAACATCCATGTAATGATCGTCTTTTTTTACAGGCTTATCTGTTGATTTACCATATCGATCTACTTCCCACGAATAATTTACATATTCTTTATTAAAACTTGACGACAACTCGTGATCTTCGACAAAATAAATAGTAAACCCTTGAACTAAAGTAATCCCTGGTTGAATTGAATCGTTGCCTTTAGGAGCTCCTTCAGCTAAATAACCAATATCTCGCAATATATCTATATATGTTCTTTTAGCCGAGTCGCATACAACTAAGTCATAACCTAATTTCATCATAGGGACTTCATTAGCAAACACAGACGACATCGAGATGTCTACCGAAGTTAGGGGGCGATAGAAGCGCGGACAAACGTAAAAAGCCCCGTCTCCATCGTATTTTATTTCGAGTATAGCAGTTGGGTTAAACGTGCCGAAATCTATTCCGAAATAACTTGTTTCAGCTATAGAATCAAAATGCTCAAGAGATATTTTCTTCCAACCTCTATATATACGGTTTGGTTTTTCAGCGCCTATTCCAAGACCATATACCAACCACATGTATTCGTCAGCTGTTCCTCTTTTTACATTTAGTTCATTTGGAGGAGGTTGATTTTCCCTGGTTATAGGAGCGCCTTTATAAATGGGTGTAGAGTCTATAATTTTATAGCTTCTACGTTCCCATGGTTCGTATGACATTAATTGCTCTACAATATTCTTAGGGCAATAAGCGTTGTGCTCAAATGTGGAATGTATAAATGTGGTGTTAGGGTCGTGCCTATAATCTTCTAACCAAAAATCTTTACTTGGGTTGTAGTCGCAGAAGATGGTTTCAGCTGTTCTTTGTGTAATTTGCAGGTAAACTGGTTTTGCAAATTCGGTAACCTCGTTGAAGTATGATATGTCCTGGGCGCCACCCAATACTTTACCAACACTGTCTGCTCCTTCAAATATAATCTCTGAGTTAGTAGGCTTGTAAACGAATTTTCCAAGTTGTTTATTCTCTTTAAATTTTTTGTAGGTATTGTAGTCAAATAGAATTATTTTTTTGAAGTCCTCCATTACAGTTGCACGACAAACCACTTTTGTATCACGCCAAACAGTTATTTTAATCCTGTGCCTACTTAGCATAACCAGCATTAAAATTTGAAGTATGGAATAGGTCTTTGAACTTCTTGACCCACCCATACTTACTATTTGCCTGTACTTCCCAGGGTAATAAACTTCAGCTGTTCTTTTGAACGTTTCAGTTACGTTTATATCCATTTATAAATCCACTCTACTAAAGTTATTACTCCAAACACGGCTCCAATAGAAGCTAATACCATAATAATTAAAACCATTCTAAACCCTGGCTTTTTAACATCAAATCTTGCCCAATCATAATTATATAGCTTATCCCACTGAAATCCTTCCAGCTTATTTATTAAACTTTCTGTTACAGCTTCTGCTTCTTCCAGGTCCATTTTTTGTACCCTCATTAGTGCCCATATTATCTGAGGTCTACTATAGGTAGGCTCGTTCCTGGTTAATATTGGAGGGTCTTCGTCATCTCCACAAATTAAATTTACTAATTGTTTTTTATGCAAAGTCTCTATATAATCGCGATAGCTACCCATTGTTTTTAATTATTGAATTTATTATATCTTTAAATGTATTTAAGTCTCTTATCAAATAATAAGGCACGTTTTGCTTCTCAACTTTTTTCTGCCAAGCTATTTGCTTTTCAGATTGCTCGCCAAACTTGTTTTTTAATTCAAAACAATAAACTTTACCCTTGTATATAAATAACATATCCGAGACTCCCGGCACAACTCCAGTCATTTTAAATATTTTTCCCTGCAACGCAGTTCGCGCGCCTCCATTGGGAACGGCAAACAATAATCCTCTTAATTCTATATGTGTATTGTTAAACCACACATAGCATTCAGATTGTATTGCGTCTTCACTCTTCCAGGTTTTTCTCCTTGTCATCACTCTATTTTTTTGCTAATTGTTAATTTGTATTCACAGAATTTATTGTTGCAAACCTTATTAGTAGTGCTGTCTGTAAAAACTTCATGCTCTAATCTATGTCCACAATATTGACAATATTTTGCTTCCATCACTCTATTTCTTTAAGGATTTTAAATATTCTATTGTAAATATTATTCGCTGACCATCATGTACGGCTTTCCTGAAATCATCAACATCATCTTTATCAATAGTGGTTTCATATTTTTTAATATAATTATCCCAAGCCCACCCGAGTAAATTCTCGGGGTTCATTTTTTTTAGTTTATCAATGTGGTGTTTTTCCGCAAAGGCTTGCATACAATCCATCATCTCATCAAAAGTAAATTGTTGTATTTTCCTGTTAGCTTCGTCAAATAATGGACTATACTTTGACCTGTAATTACTGTAATAAAATTCTTCTGCTTCTTTACTCATCACTCTATTTCTTTAAGGGTTCAAAATTATCCTCAAAATATTGCTTTGCTACTAACCATTGGTCAAGGTGGTTTTTAGGATTCCTAGCAATCATGTCTCCAATTTTAGGAGAACCATTTTGCAAATCTGCATCCGAGATTGAGACTGTTAAGGGGTTATCCTTATTGTGAGACACTATAATTGCCTTTTTTCTTACAAACTGTAAAAGATCATTGTCATTAACAGGTCTCAATTCTGCAATTTGTTTTCTTCGGTATTGTTTAAACTCACTCATTATCTATTTCTTTAAGGGTTTCTCTCATTAGGGTAATCGGGTAATTTCATAAAAGCAATAACAACTTGGTTTGCTTTTACGTGCCAATTCATCATGTGGAAATACAAAACCCTTTGTCGTCTATGTATAGCCCCGCATTCTTCTGTTTCCATTACCACACATAAATATTCTCCATCAAATCTGGGAGTGTTATTGTTCGCATATTTCCAGTCACTATAATTAACGTGTTCTGCCATATCTCCTATATTTTAATAACTTCATCCTGTATATTCATCGCTCTATTTCTTTAAATCCTCTCGAATGTCGTTAATGAGTTTTCCTGTTTCTGATTCCTCGTCTGTTATTGCCCCTCCCAAGGTCATAATATCTTTTCCTACTGCTAAGGGGGTTTGAATTACTACTCTGGCGATTGCTTTTAATATACTCATGGTTTATATTTAATGGTTTAATTTTCTATTTCTTTAAGGTATTCTTTCGCATCTTCCCTAAGTTGCAAATAATCTCCCATTGAAGGGGGGTCTGCTGTGGAAAATTGATCGTCTTGGTAAACCCATCTTTTTATGAGGCTTATGGCTTTATTGTTTTGCTCATGCGAAAAGGCTTGCATTACTTCATACCTGTTTCTTAAATCTTTTTCATCACGTATCCATTTATCATGATATGCTCTTGCTTCTTCACTCATGGTTTAATTAATTTTTTTCGATTTTTAATTCCATAAACATTACAATCTTTATGCGTATCCATATCATATCCTTCAAAGGTATCTCCAATTAACATTAATTGAGTCGGTAAATGAGATTGATCTCGGTATTTAGCCTTAATCTCCTTACCACAATCTTCACAAATCCAAGGTTTTCTATATCTTGCCATCACTCTATTTCTTTTTTATTGTCTTTAATTTCTTTGTGTTCAATATCTTCAGCGCTTATTATTTCCCTTTCGCCTTTATTATTTATAACCGCTAAGTTTATATTTATAGTGTTATCTGGCTGTTGAATCTCAGCACCTTCAGCTCTGATTAATTTAGGTTTAGAGTACTCGATTAATTTCAGGTAATTCCTGGCAAAATCCCGGTCTGGCATGTTCATTAGAATACCGATAAATTTTTCGGTTAAACTGCCATCTATCATTTTTTTAAGCAAATCCCATTGTGTCTCGCCGTCTTCTAATCTCTCTTTAATTTCAACTAACGTTCCCGGGGGTAATTCTTTTTTATCATCATCTACTTTATTTTCAATTTGCTTTTTAATGGAGTCTGCCATTGCCTCCTTAAAAATATCTTTCTTATCTTCCTTCATTTTTATTGTCGTTTCTTATAGCGTGTAGTTCTTGACTTGCAGATATGTAGTCGCGCATCATCTGCTCAACAGTCTCGCTCATTTCAACGCTGTTTTTTATACATTCAATTTTAAAAGCCTGTTTCACTTCTTTATTGATTGTAACGGTTGTAGCTATTTTATCACTCATTTGCTTATGGATTTATATACATGTGCAATTATACAAATTTCTAACGAGATATGAAAATGTGGTACGCTAAATAACCCCTAAAATTCTTTTCACCCCCCTCCGTTCCCCAAAAACCCGCTCCGAATGCGCCCCCCCACAACTTAAGAAAAGCGCGCGCGTACGCAAAGCGCCGACACCGTCCAGATGGA